CAGGATACCAGGAGACAAGCATTATTGTTAATTGTATACGTGATGTATTATCCACGAGATTTGCATCCCGGAATATATTGATTTTAATCTTTTACAAACGTCTAGCCACGATACGGCTAAAACTTTTAATCCAGAGGTATACGCTTCTGGCAAATTTTGTCATTTATTGACTGGTAGTTTGAGCGACTACATTAATACCCGAGCACGGCATCGGATAGCTTATTTGGTCTTATGACCATCTTACACTGCCCGCTTAGACGGCGTTATGTTCTCCCCCATACAATTAAGGGAGTCCACCGTCACGCATTTTTCAAGTTCTAAAGGGGACAGAGTTTGATTTAGTTTTTTATAAACGCTCTAGTTTTATACCCAGAGAAGAATCCCACCTGATCTTTATGATTTTCGTTATTATTTCTCATCCCGCAGCAGGGACAATGAGAAAGAGAATCTAACATATCGTTGAAGGAATAATTGGTCTTATCTGAGTTTATTAGCGCAACGTACCGCGACGACTGAGTTACAATACCACATTGAGTATTATGTATTTTCATGTAGTGTACACCGCACTGCAAGGGTATCTCGCAGCACCCTCTCTTTAATCATTAACGCTCGTGTGTGAGGTATATTGAATTACTTCTTACACTCTGAAACTGATCCGGAACTCGAAATAAAGCCTTTAATTGTGACCCCACTTGTTAATAAATATGAACATTTTTACAACTATTAGCGGAAACAAGGGCAAAAGCGAGAGGACAAGTGATCCAGGCAGCAAAACCTGCCAGCAGGGCTTAGGCCCCTGCAGTGGTGAAATCGAAAATAATTATTCGCCACAGGGACTTTTGATTCCCGGATACGCAACATTGATGAACAAACTACGTTCTGATCTATCTGATGTTGCCATATCTAAGATAGAAGGTCTCATTGCGCTCTACGGAGCGTTGTCTGAAGTTCAGACTTATAAAGGATTTTTGGGTGTCCTGACTTTATACATTAAGACCCATAGCACCGAGTCCGTCATGTCTCAGGTGCAAAACATCGTTAAGTCGTTGTTTGATGAAATGACACCCCAGGACTCGTCCGGCCGCCCCGCGTGGTTGGATGGTATGTCCAAGGCATTAGTTGACTGGAGATTATTAGTTAATTCGCCGGCTTTCGCCAAGGTCTCTCGAGTACTATCTTTATTAGTAACACTCGGAGTCATGGATAAGAAGTCGGTTAACTTAGGGAATTTCGAACTATTTGCTATTGAAGCGCAAGCTAAGCAGACCAACGCGGTCGATGTTATTGATGCATTGATCGAAACTGTGGTCTTTTTTGCTGAGGGCGCTTATCAATGTTTTTTGAACGGATCCATTAAGCCGTTACTTTTCTCATCGTCTGAAGTTCTAAAGCTTGAAGAAGCCTATATTGAAAAGATGACTGAATGGGAATATGTACGTAATGGTAATTTGGAGAAGTTCATGGACAAGACCGAAAAGAAGTTTGACAAGGAATTGGAGGATCTCGTTGAGAAGTTGCATTTGATGTATAAAACCATGCCCAATGGCGTGGAGAAAAAGATCATACAACAGAAATGGGAGAATCTTTCCAAAGTTCGAGCCGATTATATTGCGGTCAGGGTCAACGGAGGGCTTCGTATGGCACCATATTGTCTCAAAATCTACGGAGACACGGGTGTTGGGAAGTCGACGTTGGCCGACATTGCTATGATGACAACTCTTAAGGCAAAACACATGCCTTGTACTACGGAGTATATTTGTACCATCAATGAAAAGGATAAACATATGTCCACCTATCGTTCCTATATTACGGGAATTAAGTTGGATGATTATGGAAATTCTAAAATGCAATTTTGGGACCTGTGTCCTACCGATTGGATCATCAAGATCTGCAACAACATTCGAGAATATGCCGTTATGGCAGATATCGCGAATAAGGGCAAAATTACGATTGAGCCCGGTTGTTTGTCCATTACGACAAATGTCGAAGACATGCACGCAAGTTTGTGTTCATATAACTCGATGTCTGTTGTGAGGAGGGCTCATATGCATATTGAGCTTAAGGTCAGACCCGAATTCGAAACCGACGGCATGTTGGATGAAGAGAAGGTCCTTGAGAAATTTGGTTCGTTGAAACAGGTCAATGATTGTTGGTTGATTGATATTAAGAAACCCGTAGCTTCTTCTCACTGCAAGAAGACTTTTAGTCACTTTGTCGTTACTCATAGGGATATTAGTATCTTTGAGTTTATGACATATCTTGTAGGGAAGGTAAGGAAACATCACGGATCCCAAAGTAAGATTGTGGATGCCTTTTCCGAACCTGCCAACATTGTGCAATATTGTGAAGATTGTGAAGCTTGCGCTCACGACTGCACCTGCGGACGCTTTGATGCGGACGGAGATGAAGTCTCTGATCTAACGAGTTGCATTAATGAAGAAGATTTTGTGTGCCAAGAGTGTCAGGAGAGCATAGAAGTTTGTTCTTGTGAAATAGAACCTCAGTTTGGTGAACGAATCGCTAAAGTTATTACAGAGAAGTCTAAGGCAGCGTCCTTGGACTTTAGTCTGAAAAAACTGGCGTTCGAAACTAAGCTTGAGGATCTGGCAGTTGATAAGATGTACAAAGCGTGTGATTTATTTATGAAGTCACCATACGCGTATTGGACGTCTTGGGTGCCAGACTGTATCATGGAGCATCCGTATATGCGACCCTTTGTCTTATGGCATGGCTCAGAGTATATCGAAGAAGATATTCGTTCTTCCTATCGATCTATTTTGAGCTTTTTCGTTTTCGGCCTCATATCTAGTTTCTTCTTAGGCATTGTACCATTTATGTTTTTCATAGTGATGGGTGGTTTCTATACCATGTCATTACTTTCGAATTTACATGTGGCACGTCAAAATGCGTATATAGCAGAGATTAGTAGACGCCGTGGCTCATTACACCAAGCATTCATTTCCGCGCGAGAGAAACATGTGCATTACGCATGTGGAATTTTCGCCGGGCTCGCTGTTCTGTATGGTGTTGTCCAAGTCGTTAAAGCCTTGAAGGAATCGATTAGCATTCAAGGGGTGTTACAACCCAGAAGTATCGAGGACATTAAGGCAAGAGATGATGAGGCCAATCCATGGACAAAGAGTACGTGGACGCTTCCTAAGAGTGATAAGAATTACAGTGTGGCTGATAGGGGCATTAATGCCCTGAGTAAGTCACTGGCAACTATTGAAGTTGCTAGTAAGTTTTCAAACGCTTTGTGGTTGCGCACACATGTGCTTATGATGCCACTACACTTGCTACCAAGTGAATCATGCGAAGCCAAAGTCAATTTCCGAGGCAATACTATACGTTTCATATTGAATCCCAGTTTGGTCGAGAAGTTACCCGACAAGGATGCTGTCTTGATCTATGTTCCTAATACTCCACCGTTGAAGGACATATTGGGTTATTTTATGGATGAACCGTGTAAGATGCCTTTGAGTTGTGCTATGGTTGGTCTTACTGCCAAAGATGAGTCGTTTACCACTTCTCTCTTTTGGCAATATGTACCTGCATTGTCAAATGGTTTTGAAGTGTTTGCCGGTTCACACTATCAAGTGTCCGGTATGAATACTTTCAATGGCATGTGTATGGCTCCAATTGTTACTGATAACACCAAAAGTGCAATTGTAGGTGTACATATTGGAGGCGTTGCCGATACCCCTCGTGGTTGTGGCATGTCTCTGACTAAACCTGAGCTCGAACGTGCTATTGGCCTTCTTCATACGCGCAGCGCCACTTTTGTCCCAGGACCCCAATCCCAGGACGTAGAGGATGTTGTATGTGATAAGAAGATTGCCATTAGTGCCCAGCCACATTACAAGTGCCCCACCAACTTTCTAGATGGTAAGCGCGATATTGAGGTCTATGGGCAAATTACAGGTAGGAGTACCTATCATTCGGAAGTGATAAAAACTCCAATCTCAGACCTTGTGGAAGAGGTCTGTGGTGTGCCCAATCAGTGGGGTGCGCCTAAATTCAAGAATCCGGAAACCCGAGCCGATGGAAAGATCGACTCCGGTGCCTGGAAACCTTGGTTTGCTTCCTTGGATGTGTGTTCCAAACCATCCATTGGATTTGATCCTACGGAAGTAGACGTTGCTATCGATGACTACTTAGCCGAACTCGATGAAGTTTTTGAGTCGCAGTCGGCCTTGTGGAAAAAGGATATCAGGCCCCTTAATGATGTGGAAGTCGTTTCGGGTATTGATGGCAAGCGTTTTGTCGACGCCCTAGCTTCTGGCACCTCTATGGGTTATCCCATTAATGGTCCCAAGAGAGATCATTTGATTGACTTGGAACCTACAGAGGAGCATATGTGTCCTAGGACATTTACACCGGAAGTGTGGGCTGAGGTCGAAAGACTTTACAAGTTGGCAGACGAAGGCAAGTCTCTGAACCAAATATTTGGGTCTTCTTTGAAAGATGAACCCACTAAATTGGACAAAGATAAGGTCCGTGTATTCCAGGCGGCCCCTATTGCCTTACAAATTCTCATTAGGAAGTATTTCCTTCCCATTGGGAGATTTTTGTCTTGCAATCCTTTGGTAGCAGAGTGCGCAGTTGGAATTAATGCGCATGGCCCTGAATGGCATGAGCTCTCGCAGTTTATGTCTAAATTCGGCGATGATCGTGTCATTGCGGGAGATTACTCAAAGTACGACCTACGTATGCCTGCTCAACTGACCATTTCTGCATTTGCAGTGATGATTAAGTTGGCCATCAAGTCTGGAAACTATACCAAACAAGATGTAAAGCGTATGTTTGTCATTGCTCATGAGGTGTGTACGCCACTTGTGGCTTATAATGGCACTCTGATGAGATTTTTGGGTACTAACCCGTCAGGCCAGAACATGACAGTTTATGTGAATAGTATTGTCAATTCATTGTTGCACAGGTTGGCTTTTAGGTCTGTGTATCCCAGTGAAGATCTGGTGCGTATTGGCAAGG